TCATTTACGGATTTCTTGGTTTTTCTCCGACAATAAATCGGCTCGTGTAAGGATGCTCAAATGCACCATTTCTCGGAGTCCTTTGGGTGCGTCAAGCACATTGTCAATGACACTTTCCCGATAGTGAGGACATTCAAGCACACCGACTTTCTCGGCGTAAGTGTACACTTTGTGGAACAGTCTGGCCTTGTCCCTGTCGGTTCTCGGCATATTGTCAGGCAGGCACACAAGCAAACGGCATCCCCATCCTTTTACGGACGAAGATAGTCTGCAATGGTTTTTATCCGCCGACCAGTCATCGCAGCACCTACGCACAAGTTCACTCATTGCCACATCTGTTAATCAATGCGTGTTTATCCGTATGATTACCGGAGAGCATCTTCATGCGCACGTTTATTTCCGTTTCCTTGCGCATAAGTTCTATCTCACGCCTGTGCAGTTCGGCCTCACGCTCCGTGAGCCGTTCCATTCTCGCAAGAAGCTCGGTCTGCATTTCAAGCACCTTGGCGAGAAGCGCTGAAGGGTCGGATGGAAGCTGGTTTGCTGGCGAGACAGGAATGTCGGTCTGCAACACCGGACCTTCGCCGGTGTAAAGGTATTCCTTGCGGATTTGGGGAAAAGCGGCGATGATCTGGTTGACCACGCCAGGGTTGAACTTCTTGGTGCGGCCACGCACCAAGTCGTAAATTCGCTGGTAAGCTATGCCTGTGGCGGCGGCGAAATCAGTGTTTCCCAGTTTCAATGTCTTGAGGACAGTGGCTATTATGACTTTTGCATCCACGTTGTTCTCTGCGTACTCGCTTTCTTTCATATATAATAATGTGAATAACATTCTTCATCTATACGGTTTACCCACCGTATTTGGGAGTTATGATGATTTTCTTGTGAAAAAGATATTGAAAAATTTGCGTGAATGATAATTATTCCGTATCTTTGCACTTGAAAATAATAATAACAACGACAAAGTTAAGAAAATTGCCGTTCCTGTGCAAATAAGAAATATACCTAAAAACAACAAATGGCAGCATTTGCGTTAGGTGTCATTAAATAACAAAATTAAAAATTGGAGGAAATATGAAAGAAATTGCCAAAAAGCCAATATCTGGCGAACTCCGCAACCTTAGGGTCGGAGGCACAGTGGTCTTCCCGATGGAGCAGAGAAGCTCGGTGATGTCTGTCATCAGCCGTCTGCGAAGAGACCTTATCCGTGAGAGATGGAACTGCGCCGTGAAAGAGAGACGCAGCAGCTTCGAGTTGGTCGTAACGCGCATAAGTTGACATGGCATCATTGAGCGAGACCGAGCTGGCGGTGGCGGAGCAATACTGCCACGGACTGACCGACAAGGAGATTTCTTCCGCTCTTGGCAAGCCGATATGGACTGTCAGGACGCACAAGAAGCACATCTACAGAAAGCTGTCGATAGCCACGACCCATGAGCTTGTCTTGTATATGGTCTCTTTGTTTGTCGGCAAGGAGTGGAATCCGAAAGAGCTGCGGCGCAGAGGCTTGGCGGCGTTGCTTCTTGGATTGTTCTGCGTGTTCCTCTCCATGGAACGCCAATGCAACTATGAGAGAAGCCGGCAGGTAAGGATAGAGTGCAGAGAAAGGGATATAAGGAATGAGCGGGCTTAGCACGGAGATAATGGCTCAGAAGTTCGAGTCCGTCTTGGAGCGGACACGGGGCATGACGTTCTCGTGGTCTGTGGCTGTCCGTCTTGTCGGCGGCAGGAAACGGCTCGAAAGGCTGATGCTCGAAGAGAAAGTCCGTTACGAGAAACCCTTTGGGGCTGCCAATACGAAATGGCAGTTTGCGGCAGACGACATTCTGAACAACATCAAACCGCTTCCAGTGGCGAGAGTTAAATTATCGTAAATCCCGATTTGAGAGGTCTTTGGAGTAGCGAATGGCGAAAAATTCAGAGCCGAAGCAGTGAAACAAGGCACATCCAGGGAGTAACGAAATGGATTATCAAAGTTCCTGTGCAAAATAAGCAAAAATACAAACATTCAAAAATTTAAATTATGGTACTAATTAAGAAGAGAAACGAGTTGGACGTTAATGTCCGAATCAAGATGCTCATCTACGGCCAAAGTGGAATGGGAAAATCCACGCTGGCTCTTAGTGCACCGAAGCCATTGTTGGTGGACTTCGATGGAGGTGTCAACCGAGTTGACTATGATTTCATCAAAGACACCGTGCAAGTAGAGAAGTACGAGGATATTTTGTCGCTCCTCAACGAAGAGGATTTGTCCCCATACGAGACCCTCATCATTGACACGGGCGGCAAGATGTTGGATGCAATGGGAGAATACATCATCCGACTCAATCCAAAGATGGCGAAACGAAACGGCTCTCTAACATTGGAGGGCTACGGTCAGCGCAAGCGAGAGTTCACATCCCTTATGAAGCTCATCGACAGCAAGAAGAAAAACGTTGTCTTTGTGGCACACCGTCAGACAGACAAACAAGGTGAGCTTACTCGTTACGTTCCGTTGTTCGGCGGCTCTAACTACGACAGTCTTGCAACCGAGCTTGACCTCATTGGTTACCTCGTTGCAGACGGTCGCAAGCGTACTATCATGTTTGACCCAACATCGGAGTCAGAAGGGAAGAACACTTGCAATATGCCTGCCGTGATGGATATACCGTCACTGAAAGACGAGAAGGGCAACATCGTTGGCGAGAACAACTTCTTGGAAGAAAAGGTGTTCAAGGCATACCGCAACAGACTGATTGAGCGTTCAGCGGAGGGAGAAGCCTACAAGAAGCTCATGGAGGACATCGAAAACGACATCGCCATCATAGCCGATGTTGACGAAGCCAACAATTATATACAGAACGTAAAGACAGGGTACGAGCACATAGGCAACTCCCTTGCCGTTGCAAGGACAAAGTTCATTAAACGCTGTGCAGACCTTGGCTTGGTATTTAACAGAGAGAAAAAATGCTATGAGAAAGCTGCTGCAGCAGAGGGGAAGTGATTACGCATTCTATGCGACACTCCTTGACGCTTTCCAAAACTACCTCGACACCGATGAGCTTTGGGAGAAATATTTCGGACACTCCGAAGACCCGAAGTTCTCGGCTGACGAGTGGGAGGACAAACAATTTGTTGAACTCATCAACAAGATAAACCGTGTTCCGTTCACCAACGAGGCGGTTGAGAAAGGCACGGCGTTCAACAACATTGTCGATATGCTGGTGCAAGGCAACACGGAAAGCGACAGGTTTGTCCTCAACACTGATGAGGAAAGGAAGCAGATAACGATTGCGGAGCGGAGTGTCGTTGTGGATGAGAACGGCGACAGGCATGAAGTGCTTGTGAACCCGAGGACATTTCCTCTTGGTGTCGCAATGGAGTTCGGCAACTACTACCAAGGAGCGATGCCGCAGTTCTTCACGAAAGGAATGATAGAGACTTGCTATGGTAACGTTGACCTATACGGATATATCGACTATCTCATGCCGTTCAGCGTCCACGACTTGAAGACCTGCAAGTCGTATTCGGCTGGCTCCTTCAAAAATCATTGGCAGCATATTGTCTATCCTTACACACTAAGGCAGGGTGGTATCGAAGTAAGCACTTTCGAGTACAATGTCACTAATTTCCGTGAGACATTCACGGAGCTGTATGTGTTTAAAGAGGAGAGGGATGTGCCCAAGCTCCGTGAGATGTGCGAGTCGTTCATCCGCTTCATCAACACGAACCGCAGCCTCATCACAGACAAAAAGATATTCAATAACAAAGGATAAGATTATGGCAAACAGCAAATTGGTTGGCTCCATCAACCTTGCGAGGTTGAAGAATGTGGGCATAATGAACGTGAAAGGGCAAGGCTCCACGAAAAAATGTATAGTTATCCCCATTGAGGACAATGACATATATATCAAGGTGGAGGAACGCACCACACAGGAAGGGGTGGCGTACACGAGCAAGCTCTATGCCTTGGGCGTTGAGGTTTACGAGAAGCGTGAGACAGACCAGCACGGCAACTCGCACCACGCTAAACTCTCGACATCAAAGGAATGGATAAACAAGCACACCCAGCAGGAACTTGACGAGAGGAACAAGGTTTATCTCGGGAATTTCAAGGCCATGGAGATACCGAGCACGAACCAGGCATCCACTATACAGGCTCCGGTTATGGAGGCGCAGACGGATGACGATCTGCCGTTCTAAGACATGGGTGTCGTCATCAAGTTAGACAAGTCGGCAAGGGGCACACGGCTAAGCGAGTCTCTTGTTGATGCCGTGGAGTCCCTTCCAGAGGGGAACTACAACATCTACATAGAGAGACGTGGATACGTCCGCTCCGTCTCGCAGAACAAGCTCTTCTGGATGTGGATGGCCCAACTGGAGTATTGGTCGGGAACGCCGCGAAAGGTGTGGCACGACTATTATGTGGCAAAGTTCCTGCCTCCCGGCAAAAAGGGGACGAGCGGATTAAGCAGGGATGCCATGTCGCATTTCATGAACCAAATACAGGCTGACACCCAGACGGAATGGGGCATGACCCTGCCCTCTCCCGATGACATAGACACTTACAATGCCTTTGTCGGAGAGTTCATTTTTAAGTAACACAATTCAAAAAAATAAAATTTATGAGAAGTAAGACAAGTATTTGGTTTGAAACCAAAGTGCGCTACGAGAAAACCATGGAAGATGGTCTCGTAAAGAAAGTAACAGAACCGTATGTGGTGGACGCATTAAGCTGGAGTGAAGCGGAAGCTAACATCATGGAAGCGATGTCGCAGTACATCAGCGGAGGGTTCGAGATAACCGACATCAAGAAAGCCAAGTATGGCGAGATATTCTTCGATGATGTCAACGCTGACGCAGACAAATGGTATGTGTGCAAGCTGTCGTACATCACCATTAATGAGACCACACAGAAAGAGAAACGTAGCACAGTTATCCACTTGGTGCAGGCGTCGAGCCTTGAAAAAGCGAAACACAATCTTGATGAAGTCATGGGCAGCACCATGATTGACTATGAAATCAAGAAAGTAGAAGAGACGCAGATTATAGATGTCTTTGAACATGATGCGCTCAAAAAAGCGGTCAAGAACTTTGTTGATAGCATTCCCAAAGGTCAGAAAGTGACTATCTCCACAACCAACGAACAAGGTGAGATATTCAACGAGACGGTCATAGACAAGATAGGAGAGCATAAGACAGAGTAGTATTATGGCTGTTTACAAACTACGACCATACCAACAAGAAGCGAGTGATGCGGCGGTGCAGTTCTTTTTGTCGAAAGACAAATGGAACGGCTTGATAGTAGCGCCAACAGGAAGTGGAAAATCGTTGCTGATTGCCGACATCGCCCGACAGCTTGATGGGAACGTCATTGTGTTGCAGCCCTCAAAGGAGATATTGGAGCAGAACTTCGCCAAGCTGAAAAGCTATGGAGTGGAGGACTGCTCTATATACTCCGCATCGCTGAAGAGCAAGGAAGTGAGCCGGATAACATTCGCGACCATAGGCAGCGTCATAAACCACATAGAGCTATTCGATAACTTCAAGGCAGTCATTGTGGACGAGTGTCACGGAGTAAATGCCGCCGAGGGTATGTACAAGACATTCATAGAGAAAGTTCCTCGAAAGGTGTTGGGCTTAACCGCAACGCCCTATCGCCTTAATACATCACAAGGCATTGAGGTGGAAGGAAAGTTCATGCCCAACGGCTCTTATAGTTCGGAAAAGTATTTTGAAGACGATGGCAGACCAAAGAAAGGCGTGGAGCTGGTGAACAAATGTATATTGAAGTTTCTGACGAGGACAAGGCCGAGAATGTTCAGCAAGGTTATCTATGACATCGGCATAGACAAGCTACTGGATCAAGGCTATCTCTCGTGGATTAGGTATTTCCCGATGCAGATTATAGACCAGAGTCGGGTGAAGCGTAATTCAACTGGCAGAGACTTCGATGAGAGGTCGTTGTCAAAGGAGTTTGAGCGTGTGTCTCTCACTGACAGACTATCAGACATCGTGAACAGGTTACTTCATCCGAAGAACGGAGTGCCACGCAAGGGCATTCTTGTGTTCACGCAGTTCATTACTGAGAGCGAAGCGTTATGCCAACGCATAGAGGGGTGTGAGATGTTGACAGGAAACACCAAGCCAAAGGAGCGTGAGCGTATCATACAAGACTTCAAAAGCGGCAGAATAAAGGTCTTGACCAACGTAGGCGTACTTACGACTGGCTTTGACTACCCCGAACTTGACACCGTTGTTATGGCACGTCCTACGATGTCGTTGGCGATGTGGTATCAGATTGTCGGTCGTTGTATCCGCCCATTCAAAGGCAAAGACGCATGGGTCGTTGACCTCGGGGGAAACTATGAGCGTTTCGGCAAGGTAGAGAACCTGCGTCTTTATGAACCTAAGAGAGGTGAGTACATCATCTATGGCTGGGTAGATAACGCATGGAAACCTTTAACTAACGTGTATTACTGATATGGGGAGAGATACATTCAACAAAAGGCTATTGGAAGCCATAAAGCAAGGCAAGGACAAAAGCAGTATCCCTGCAAGGGTTGTGAAAGAACACGGTCAGAGCGAAAGTCAGATACAGCAGGATTGCTTACGATGGTTTGCGATGCAATATCCGCAGCTTTACCAAGAGGGTATGCTTTACCATATCGCCAACGAGGGGATAAGGCTCGGTGGCATGGGCGCACGTCTCAAGCGTGAAGGCATTGTCCGTGGAGTAGCGGATTTGTGTCTGTGCGTTCCAAGCGGAGGGTTTGCGGCTCTTTATGTGGAGATGAAGAAGCCTGGCAATTATCAAACGCCCGACCAACGCACATGGCAGCACAACGCAGAGAAACACGGAAACCGCTATGTCGTATGCAAGTCTTTGGAAGAATTCAAATATGTGGTACAAACGTACCTGTCACGCTCATGTCACCGATAGTCCTAACTCCCGAAATTGTAAACGATGCTTGGTTTACAGAGAAGCCCCAAAGATTGCTTTGGTGGTCGCAACTTGTTATGTATGCGGCAACCAAAGACAACACCATCATGTCATTGAGGGGCAAAAAATATAAAGTGAAAAGGGCGGAGCTTATAACAACAAGGGGTGAGCTTGCAAAAATGTGGCGTACCACACGAGATACAGCAAGGCGTTTTATAGAAAATTTGGAACAGCGAGATTACATCAGACTCAAAACTGACTCAGATTTGACCCAGATAACTGTCTGTAATTACGACAGTTACACAGCTTTCAGACCCAATTCAGACCCAATTTTGACCCAGAAGAAAGATAATGACCCAGTTTTGACCCAGCCAAATGGCTGTAAATCAGATAGAAAGAGTGCGTCACGACCCACTTATGACCCAGTTTCGGAAAATTCAAAAGACGAAAAAGACGAAAAAAGAAAGAACCAAAGAAAAAAGAAGATAAAAGAAGAAAGTTACGTCCTTACGGACGTGCGCATCAGCAAAGCTGATACGCTTTCCATCCGTACGCGCGAGAGAAGCGAAGAGACGAAAAGCGAGGAAAAGGCGAATATCGTCACTCGCTGCCGCACGATTTTCGAGGGCCACTTCAAGGAAATCTACGATGACTCATACTATTGGTCGGCAAAGGACGCGGTGGCGACAAAAGCCATATTGCAGAAAATCAAGTTCAGGCGCACAGACCGTCCTGTGCCTTTGCCGACAGATGACGACAGCCTTGTGGACGCTTTCGGCAAGTTTATCCGCAGCATCAACAAGTCGTGGATATTAAGCAATTTCTCACTGCCCAAAATCAACAGCCAATATAATGACATCATATCCGAA